TGCAATCCGCTCGGTACATTTACGCAAAGATATGTACGATCTTCAGCAGGAAGTTATAACCTTTGGACCAAGGATGGGGCATGATGATACTATTGACGCTTTAGCGTATGCTTGTAAATATGCTCATCCACCTAAAGGTATTTTGGAGAATAAAGATGGAACATTTTATAAAAATACTCCGAGGGCAAAAAGTTGGGTAACAGCATAGATAGAAATGCATTTAATAGCATGAATTATGCTACAGCCGATAAGACGGCTGTAGATCTATTGGGAGATAAAGCAGAGGTAACTAGTGATGATATTCATAATATGCTTATGGTAGCTGGTTTTACTCCTGCTCTTGGTAATGTAGCTGATGCAGCTGATGCTTTATTATATGCTGCAGAAGGAGAGTGGGGAGCTGCAGGATTATCTGCTGCTGCAATCATTCCTTTTATTGGGCAAACAGTATCAGCTAAGAGGGCATTAAAAATAGCAAAGGAATCTGGTGAAGAAATGGTAACATTATATAGGGGTGTAGATCAATGGTTTCCTGGTAAGATGGTAAAAGACAGAAAATTTGTAGGAGCTGGAGCTCATGGTTTCGGTTATGCTACGGCAAAAGATATCGGATTAAACAGAAAAACACTCTGGACATCTCGTGCTAGAGACTATGTAGAACAATCAAAATATGTTGGCAGGGGTTCGGAAAAGATAACATTAGAATTTGAAGTTCCCAAATCATATGTGGAAAAGCATGCTCATAGACATGCTGTTACTGGGCAGATTTCGGGAAGTGGCATGGAGACTCTTTTTGAGGAAGGTTTGCCTGTAGAATTCTTAAAGAAGGTACATAAATGATAGCAGAATTAATATTAACTTCAATGCTTTCTATTGAAGAACCCAAGATGATTGTGGAGAAACCAAAGATTGAAGCTAGGAGGAGGGGGAAGCAGGATAAGCGTCGTCGTAAAGGCGGGAATGGACTGAGATAATGGCTGATTATTTTGATACAGGTGATTTAGGTGTAAAGGATTCTAGTCCCTTGAAAACTGGGGATACACGTAGAAAATATAATAGTCCCTGTGGAAAGGGATATAAAATGGTTAAAGGTAAATGTGTGAGGAATAAAAGTGGCTCAAAAACCAAATAAAAAAGTAGAACGCGTTCAGGCAATTTTCAATAAGGCTAATTCTGCATCCAGAGTGCAATGGGAGTATATTAATCAGAAGGGTTGTGATTTTTCTAATGATAATCAGTTAACCCATAAGGAAATAACTGATTTAGAAGAGCAGGGCATGCCTACATTTACTATTAATCGTATAGCACCTGTAGTGGAGATGCTTAGTTTTTATGCTACAGCTAACACTCCAAGATGGCAGGCTGTTGGAGCTAAGGGTAGTGATAGTGCCGTAGCCTCATTGTATGCTGATGTTGCTGAGTATATATGGTATAATTCTGATGGTGGAACTATATATTCTAATGCTATTAATGATGCTATTACTAAGAGTACCGGGTACATTCAGGTTGATGTCGATCCAGATAGTGATCGTGGAATGGGTGATGTAGTCTTAAAGCAACCAGAACCATTTGATATTTATGTTGACCCTAAGGCAAGAGATATCTTATTCAGGGATTCTGCATTTATGCTTATACGTAAATTGATCCCTAAGGCACATCTTAAAATTCTACATCCTGAACATAAGAACATTATTAATAAAATATCTACCGATAATAATACAGAATATATTTATTCTGAAAAGGCTGTAGATGAAATGAGGAAGGATTTCCATTACAAAGATATTTCAGAATCTGAGAGTGTGGATCCTGAAACTGGGGACCATGATAAGCTGATAGAATATTATGAATTATATGAGAAAATTAAAGCTTCTTTTATAAATATCTTCTATACTGTGCCTCCTGAACCAGAAGTTATAGAACAGATACAACAACAGGCCGCTCAAGAGATAGAATCAGCCCAGAAAGAATTCGCAGTTCAGCTAAAAGAGCAGGAAGTTCAGATGCAGGAAGCTGTAAAGGCGGGAGAAATGCTTCCGGAAAGATATAAATTGGAAATGGAAAATGCTCAGAAGATGATGAATGATCAGCTTGAAGCTATGCAGCAACAAATCCAGTCTCAATTGGTATCCATGGCATCTAAAGTGGAAAATAGAGTTGTAAGTGAAAAAGAATTTAAAGTGCTGCTTGAAAATAAGGATTTTGTAAGACAGCTACAGGATCAAGTACAATTTTTTGAAACACGCATACGTGTAACAAAGATTGCCGGAGATCAGTTGTTAAATGAAAGAGTTCTGCCTGAAAAGATACAGGATTATCCAATTATTCCATTTCATTATAAATGGACAGGAACTCCTTTTCCGATGTCTGCGGTAGCTCCTTTAGTTGGTAAACAGAGAGAGATGAATAAGTCTCATCAAATTATGGTACATAATGCTTCCCTTGGAAGTTCGCTACGGTGGATGCACGAGGAGGGCTCTATAGATATGGATTATTGGGAAAAATATTCAAGTTCTCCTGGTGCATTACTACCTATTAGACCTGGGTCAGAACCTCCAACTCCAGTAATGCCAGCTCCATTATCTAATGCATTTTTTACAGTTGTACAAGAGGGTAAAGCGGATATGGAATACCTGGCAGGTATTTATGGTGCAATGCAGGGAGATACTAGTCAGCAGCATGATACCTTTAGGGGTATGATGGCTATGGATGAATATGGTACTCGTCGTGTTAAATCCTGGCTTAAGAATGCAATAGAACCTGCATTAAAGCAATTAGGGCATGTAGTAAGGCAATATTCGCAATCAGTATATACGTCACATAAAGTCATGAATATCATTATGGATGATGAAATATCAAAGCAAAAACAAGTAGAAATTAACATACCAATTTATAGTGATAGGGGTGATATAATTGAAAAACATAATGATTATGCGGCTGCTAAATTTGATGTTCGTATTGTTGCCGGATCTACATTGCCTGTTAATAGATGGGCCTATTTGGATGAATTGAAAGAACTATATAAATTAGGCATTGTTGATGATATAGCAGTTTTAGGCGAAACAGATCTTAGAAATAAGGAGGATATTGCAAAGAGAAAAAGTATATATCAACAGATGTCTGCTCAAATTGGAGAATTGGAGGAAGGTATGAAAGATAAAGATGGAACTATTGAAACTCTTGAGCGACAACTAGTTCAGGCTGGTATTAAAGGTAAGGTAATGCAAGCTTCTGTTGAAATTAGTAAACAAAAGGAAGAATTGAAATCTGCACAACAGGATGAGAGTAACCAAACTCGTGCAGAACAGAAGTTTTATCAACGTAGTATTGCAGAAAACGCAAGGTTGGTAGGGAAAGAAACACAAATAGAAGCAAAGAATATGAAAAATAACTTGCAGAATGGGTCAAAGAAAGTGTAAGTTACGAAGTTTTATTCAATCAAATTAAACAAAATAGGGAGAAAAAATGGAAGAAATAAATGAGAGTAACTCTGCTGGTCAGGCTGATGCCTTTGATGCAGACTCTGCTCAGGATTTCTTTGAGGCACTAGAAACGGAAGTGAATAGTGCAATTGCAGACCCGAAAGTATCTGAGGAAACTCCACAGCAATCAAGCGGCCCTGTACAGGAAACCCGCAAAGTAAAAGCTGAGGCCCCTACAACAGATACCGATTGGGAGAAGAGGTATAAAGATTCATCTCGCGAAGCTCAGAAAATGAATTCTAAGCTAAAACAATTTGAACCGTTTGTGCCGTTATTGGACGCAATGAAGAATGATGGCGGACTTGTAGATCATGTTCGTGACTATCTTCAAAATGGTGGCAAGCCAAGTAAGACCATTAAGGAAAGGCTACAATTGGACGAAGATTTTATCTTTGATGCAAATGAGGCAGTTTCAGATCCAACTTCAGATTCGGCAAAGCTTTTTGAAGCCCATGTCAATACTGCTGTTAATCAGCGTGTAGGCAATATGATGGCTTCAGAGAGAAAGAAAAACGCTAAGATCACAACTGATCGTGCAAAAGCACAAGCGGCTGATGATTTTAAACAGCGTAATAATATGTCTGATGGAGATTTTACGGATATGATGGATAAGGCTAACAAAACCCCGATGACACTGGATGATATCTTTTATCTGGTGAATAAGGATAAAGTAGCCGCTAACGTGGCAAAGTCTACGAAAGAAGACATGCTGACACAGATGAAGACAGTTAGGGATATTCCTTCAAGTAATGCCGGAATTAATAGTGCCCCTGTGGATAAAAATCTTGATGATGAGATTTTTGATTCACTTAAGGGCTCTGATGGTGACTTAGAGAGTTTGTTTGGCAATTAATCTTTAGGGATTATCTGCCGGCAGGCATAATATGAAAGGATAATCCAAAATGGCTGATTATTTTAATCTATCCAATTTGGGTGTTGCTGATAGTGGTTTTGATGGATCCAGTCTCGCGACTGGTGATATTCGGAGACGATACAATTTTGGTGATCGTGTCTCAGAACTAAATATCGCGCAGGACCCATTCTTTCGGTTATTGTCCAAGGCTTCAAAACAGTCTACGGACGATCCGAGCTTTAAGTTCGCTACCAAACGTGGAAGTTGGCATAAACGGTATGCATATGTTATATCAATAGGCACTGATGGTGCTAGTTGGACCAGCGATGGCTCAATTGATGCAGATGCTACTGGTACATATTGGCTTAAAATGGCTACAGACTATAAAAATTCTGGTAATATTCAGAATGTTTATGGTCAGTCCAACAATGAAATCAAAGTCGGTGATGTTGGTACACAACCACTTTTTTATGTTCCTGGTCAAGTTATCAAAGTTAATCTTTGTGATACTACGGCTGGAACAGCTCAAACAGACTATGCTCTGTTTAAAGTGGAAGGTGTTTCACAGCAGGATGCTTCGGCAGACCCTGCTACTGCAGCTACTGATTGTGATGCAACTATTCTTAGTGGAAAATGGGTTAGGACTTCTGCTAAGGTATTGTTGACAACTGTTGCTGGCGATTTTGCTGCTGATAGTGTTTATGCAAACAGTGCTGAAGCTCTTGAAGCTAAGCGCTCCTACGTAGTTGGTAGTGGATTCGAAGAAGGTTCAGGCTATCCAGAAACCTGGAAAGACCAACCTTATTCAAATGACTATGGACAAACCCAAATCTGGAAGACATCCATGGCAATGACAAATACAGCACGTGCAACTTCATTGAAGTATGACTCCAATGAATGGGCTCGTGTATGGAAAGAGAAGTTGATTGAACATAAATGGGACATAGAGCAATCTCTCCTGTTTGGTTCACAGGCTTCTAGTGGTGACGTTAAATATACACAGGGTGCAGTTGACTGGATTCTTGGAAATGGTAACATTTTCAGTGGATTTAGTACAACATCTTACACTGCTGATAGTTTCTTAGACGATCTATCTGCATGGTTGGACCCTCGGTACAACCCATCTCAAGCTAATGTATTCTTCTGTGATACTGCTACTTGGAATTGGCTGCACAAACTTGGTGGTTACTTCAAGAATAATCTTGAAATTTCTACTAACTTCCGTGCTGACATGGCTCTTAGTGGCAAAAAGAAAGTCTTTGGCGTTGATATGAGTACTATTACTACTCCTTATGGCGACATGAATGTAGTTCGTAACATCCATCTGGATGGAAGCGAAATTGCTATTGTTGGCGTTAATATGAAGTACGTAAAGTATCGTCCACTTGTAGGTAACGGTATCAACCGTGACACTTCAGTGTATGTTGGCGTGCAAACTTTAGAAAATAGTGGTATTGACCGCAGAGTTGATCTCATTCTTACCGAAGCTGGTATGCAATGGGAAATGCCTGAGTGTCATGCTATCTGGAAAGCATA